GCTTGCGTCCGTGTCTTTGTCCGTCACTAGGCCGAGGCTACTAGCCAAAGCGTAACGACGAAAATAGGTCACGCCCGAACCAAAGCTTTGATAATCATTCATGCCTTTAAGTGTTACACTAGGAATAGCCACGGAACTTTCCATGTTTTCGCCAGACTCTACGTGAAAAATAATTGTACAAATGTAGTTTTCGCCGTCTTTGGTGTGTAGGTTTTGGGTAAATCCTAGACCGTGTTTAGCTAGTAACGGGTTAATTGTTTTAAAAATTGCGGGTAAGTCGCTATAAGAATAGCCAAACCCTTGCGTTCCTTTGTGGATTACTGGTACTTCTTGCTGAAAAGCCGCAAGCGCTTTGAATAAATGTTTCATAACTTGTTGTTTTTAAGTGTTAACTATACGCAAATATATAAAGATATTTCGATATACAAACTATTTAATTAAATTTTTTCACATTTTTTAATTTGGTGGTGTAAGTGTCGCTTTTGAATACCCAGCTACCCCAGTCTATTTCACCTTCTTTTTTAAGTTCGGCCATTCTATAAAATTCGTCTTTTGCTAGATAGCCAATAATATAGCCGTATTTCATGTCTTGGGAAACGCTACACCATATATAAAAGTCTGTTTCTTGTTTAGTATTGAACGCGCTTATATTTAGGTTGAAGTCGTTTGTAGGTTCTTTATCCGTTCGTATGGTCTTAACGTCTATTTTTTTTCCGTTTATTTCTAGGTCGTTGTCGTAACTGCCTACGTATTGAACGGGTTTGTTTATTGATCGCAAAAAGTGCATAGCAATAACCTCACCTAGCGCCCCGTAAATTTGGCTTTCACCTTGGGTTATTGAATTTGTTAACGCCTTAAAGTTGTAAAGCTTTTGCGCTTGTAAAATTTGCTCGTCTGTAATTTCTATTTTTATCATGGTATTTGGTTTATTTTTTTCTTGTATATTTTTATTAGTTCTTTAAGTTCTTCGACGCTCCAGCGTTTTGTAATGTGTGCGCGGGCGTGTAATTCTATTAGCTTTTCCGCTCCTATTCGTTTTTGTATGCCAATTTGGTAATTTAATAGGTTACCGCTTAGAAATGTATTGCAATGCTCACATTGTAAATGGCAGTTATCCTCGTCAAAACGCAAATTTGAGTGGCCGCCTTGACTAAAAAAATGCCCACAATTTTTTTTCTTGGGCGGTTGGTTGCAAGAAATGCAAGGCTTACCCTCGTCGCGTTTACGTATGTAGGTATTGAATACTTTTTGCGCATCTTTTAGCCAGTCGGTTGTTGTTTTTAGTTCGGTTGTCCATTTCTTTTTCGTGTTTTTCCATGCCGAAGTCTTGACTTCTTCTACAAAAGCCTTAACACATTCGTCTTTTAGGCAAAATTTATGGTTGAAGCGTATGGGTTCGAACTTGTCTTTGCAATTTTTACAACGTGGCATTATCAAAAGCTTTGCGTTTGTATTTCCATTTCTAATTCCTTTACGCGTCGGGCTAGTTCTATGTTTCTACTAGCGAGAATTGTATTTTCTCGGCTTATTGCTACTGCGTGTTCGTGTAGTCTACTAAAAAACGAAATAGCCTCTAGCAATTCTTGTTCGCTTTTCTCTGCGCCTTGTATGTAGTCTATTGCTTCGGGTCTTGTTTTTAGTATTTGTTCACGTGCGGTCTTTATTCTTTGCTGAATAGCCCAAAGGTTAGCCCGTGTTTTTATTATTTCTAGTCCTAATTCCATGTTTATGCTTTTTTGAATACTAAAATGTTTTGGTGTACTTTAACAAGTTTTCGTGTTTTCATATTTCCGTTAGCGCGCAGCATTGCCGTTCCGTATGCGTTTACTAAAATAGCTTCATTATAAAACTTCATTCCGCATTTTTCAAAGGCGCGTATAGTGTCTGGCACAAATCCAATATAGTTGCCTTGTTTATTCCTAACCTCACCCACAACAAAACAAGCTAGCCCGTCGGTTTTTAACAAGTTACATGCTTTTGCTATAATGCTTTCGTAAGCTTGCATAAATTCGTTGTATGGCATATTTGAAATATCGCCTTTTAAGTCGCTATAAACCTCAAGGTCGGCGTATGGTGGGCAACTAAAAACAAAGTCAAATGTTTTAGTAAATCCGTTTAAAACCTCGTTGCTATCCCCTACGTACCATTGCGGCTGATTTTCTAACTTTAGAATATCTAACGCTTGTTCGCGGTTGCTATCTATTTGTTCTTTTCGTATGTCTATTCCCGTGTATTTATAGCCTAGTTTGTTGGCTACTATGCCACGAACCGAACCACCCGCAAAAGGGTCTAGTATTTCGCCCCCATCAACACAAAACCACTTGTATAGAACCTCGCACAAAGCTGGATCAAAAATACTTGTTTGATTACCTACTGATTTCATTTTTTTTGCCATAAAGTCATTTCTTTGGCTACCAGCATATGTTACAACTTCTCTGCCAAGTTCACTTTTTATACCTATTGAAAGCCATGCTTTTTTTCTGTTTTGCCAGTTGCCGCCTTTGGTATCTAGTATTGTAAATGGTGGTTCTATAAAACGTTCACGTAAAATTGGGTCTGTTACTATTTCGTTTCCGAATAAATCAAAATTTTTCATAATTAAAAAGGTGTTTCATTAGCTAGGCGTCTAAGCTTTTCGCTAGTGGTTAGTATTTCGTTTTCTATTTGCTTTTGTATTTCTTTTGGCCTAAATTGGGCTAAAGGGTCTATTCCGTTTATTTGAAAGCCTAGCCCGCTATTAAATTCGCACTTAACTGGTTGCTCTATTTCCGTGTGTTTGCCTCCCGTTTCTTGGTCTTTAACTTTTTCAACTCCTATCAAAGTCTTAAATTTTAATTCGGGGTGTTTAATTAGGCGGTGTATTACTAGCATATCGTCGCACCTATTCAAAAAGGCTTTACCGCCTTCTATGTGATCCTTTAGGGGTGGCTTCAAATGGCCTTTGAGTTCGCCGTCTTGGTAAATGTTACCCGTTCGGCCGCTTTCGGTGTTTGGGTGCGTGTTTATATAGATAGTTATTCCCGTTTGGTTACAAAATTGGCGCGCCTTATTCATAAATTCGTAATTCCCTTCATACCCCATTTGCCTATCTAAGCCCGTGAAGGGGTCTATAAGCCCAACGTTTGCACCGCTTTCCTTAAAAAGGTCTAGCACTTCTTCGGGTTTGTACAAATTCGAGTTGTCCACAAATGTAAAGTATTGTTCTAGGTACGCTAGGTCGCCCGCTATTTGCGAATGGGTTAGTTTACTAAAATGTTTGCCTCTATACATTTGGATGAGGTCGCGCATAATTTGGCCCTTTTGGTTTTCACCCGACCAAATGCAAAACGTTAGCCCGTGTTTTAGTGCCAAAGCTAAAAAATACCAATTAATCCAGTACGTTTTTCCTACGTTGTCATGGCCTAGTATTATTGTTAGTTGCTTAGGTTTGAACCTTAGATAGTCGTCTAGGTAGCAGTCTAAGCCGAGGCCTTTTTGTATTTTTCCGTCCCTTACGTCTAGTAAGTATTGCAGCGCGTCGCCTTGTTTTAGTAGCATAGTTAGTTTTTTAGGTGTTTTAGTAATGCGTCGCTTTCCGTTTTTATGGTTATTCCGCTGTATTTGTCTATTGTTTCGGCTCTACTAAAAAATTCGGGGGTGCAGTATTGGTAGTTGTTTTCTTTATGGTATTTGCTTACTGCCGCGTTCTTAATTGCGTCGTTTATTTGTTCTTTGGTGTAACCGTCTTTAAGTCTAGCTTTGTAAGCGCGTTTCGTCTTGTCGTTAATCACTTCAAACCTACGTCCAAAAGTTTTATTTATGAAGCCTAGCAACGCTAGGTAGTCAATATTATTATTAATATCATTTACATTAACATTTACATTATCATTAACAGCTATTTTTGCTATACCATTTATGCGTTTGCTATCGTTTGCTATCGTTTCGCATGCAGTCGCATCGTTTGGCATATCATTCCAACGTTTGCTAGCCCCAGCTTTACCCGCTTCACTACGCTTAACTTTAACTTCTTCAAATAACTTTAAGTCGCGCTTAAGTTGTTGCTTAATAGGCTCAAAAGCTATGTCTATTATTAAGTCGTCGGCCTTTGGACTTTCGTCGTTGACATAGGCGTAAATATGTTTGATTAGCTTACCCGCTATGTCGTCGGGTAATTTGTTAAACAAGTCCTTTTGATCAACGTAAAGGATAAACGATTTTTTGTCTTTTGCCATTTGCAAATTTTAAGTATAAAAAAACCCTCATTTCGTCCGTAGCCTTCGACCTCTACATCTGAAACAAGGGTAATAATACCTTAAGGCTTTATAATGTCGAAGGAAGCCGTGTACAAATATAACGTTTATTTTTCTAAAAGGTTGCTTTCGGCTAAAAGTTTTTCGTAAACCCCTAGCTTAACACGGCGTCGAATACGTTTAAAGTCGCGGATAGTCTTAGCCTCTATAATGTCCGTTTTTAAGTCGCGCACTTGTCTTTTTTCATTCGGGTAAATTATTACGCTACCCTCTAGTTGTTCTTTAAGCTGGTATATTTCGTGTTTATAATCCTCGTCGCCGTAGCCCGTAAGGTCTTTGTGCGTTCGTAAGCCGTGTATTATTGTAGCGTGGTGCTTACCGAATATTTCGCCAATTTGGGAAAGGCTAAAGCCGCTTGTTCTAAGTTCGTGGTATAGATACGCGCGTTTGTAAATCAATCCGCGATCTCTACACTTGTTTGTTAAGTCGTAAGCCGCTATAAGTTCGTGAATAAGTGCTATTTTGTTTTTCATATTTCCGTTATTTTAAACTTACCTAGGTTAAAGTTGTTTGTATATAGTAGTTCAGACTTCATGGCATAGGCCATAGTTTTAGAATAAAAACGCCAGCTTTGCACGGCTTTAGTTCCAACGTAGTAAGTAAGTAGGTATTTCATAGCTTTTCTATTTCGTGTTTTACTTGTTGCCAATAATTTCTATTTGATAGTGGAAGAAGATTTAGTATCTCATCAACTGCAATTAATGAAAGTTCGTTAGCAACATGGCTTATTATATAAACACCATCCATAGGGTATTTCATTTTATCTACCAGCTCTATTGCTTTTTCTTTCGGTGTCATAACTTATTTATTTTATACGTTTGAGTTCCGTCTTTTAGTTCTTTGTGTATTACCTTTCCTTCTTCTACAAGTTTTCCTAATGCTACAAAAAAAGGAGTTAAATTCCATTGCGGTATACCAGTAAGCATAAAATCATAATCCATTTTTCCTAATATGTCCCAGTCAAAGTCAGAAGGCGTTTTTATTTTACCGTCACTCATATATTCAAGTAAGAATTTTTTAGCTGGTTCTATTAATCTATTTTCATTGCATTTTGTAGGCATATACTTTTTAACTTTTTTTATTGGTTTTAATGGTTGGCAACTCATATCTCTTGCATTTTAATTTCACAAATTCGGTTGTATAAGCTTTCGTTAAAGTTAGTCCAAAATCGGTTTATTTGGTAGCGGTTAAATGGGCCAGTCAGTGGAGAAATGGTCTTCGTCGTTGTATTCGGTGACATAGTCGTCTTCGAAGTAGTTGTCTTCGTAAAGCTTAACAAGGCGTTCGTCACATTGGCGGGTTTGTTTAATAGTAAGTGTTTCATTATATGTTTTTTTAGTTATTTTATAATTTGCGTAAGCGTCGTAAATTTCTATTTCGTATTCGGCTAGGATTTCTCCGTT